CTCTGAATGGGTATGAGCTTGTTGCTGCTGTTCTCGAAGAAAGAATTATCGGTGTGATGGGCATAAGGCCTGTACACACGCTGGCACGAGGTTCTCACCTGCATATTGATGATCTGGTCGTTGATGAGCATGAGCGCCATTCGGGAACGGGTAGGTTACTTCTTGATTTTGCTGTCAGTGAGGCTAAAAGCAGGGAGATGAATTTTGTTTTTCTTGATGCAAGAAAAGAAGCAATTCCCTTCTATGAAAGAAATGATTTCATTTTCCACACTTCTCCTTCAATGAAAAAGATCCTTTAATTTTCCCTATCCGCAGGCATGTTCAATCCCTTGTTTTACAATGGAATTGAACATACCTGATTGCTGTAACCCTAATGTTGTCTAGGAACCATCATCCTCGGCCGCCTCGTAATTTACATCAGACAGCAACACCTCCAGATTCAACGTCGTCACAAAGCCGCTGCCGCCCAGGCTGTGTGTCACCTTGCTGATTATCCACGGCTGCGCGTCGATCACTGACTTAAAGCCGGACACCGCCACCGGCGTCTCAGGGAATAAATCAGCCCGTCCGTGAGCCAGGGAGATCGAGAACTCCGCGACACCGCGCTGGAGTTTGTCCCACTTCGCCTGTGCTGCCCGCATGGCGGCCTTTTGCGTGGCGTAGATGGTGGTGAGGGTAAACACGTTTTCATCACTGCCCGCCAGATAATCCCCTTCCTTAGCCTCCGGCGTTTTCTGCACTTTCGCGCTGGTCTTCTTTGCCTTCGGATGTTGCAGGGCGCGCAGATACTGCACTTTCGGTTTTCGCTGCACCTTCACCTTTTTCGGCTTCGGGTCTTTGGTGTGAAGCCAGCTTGCTGACACGCCGGTGTAGGCTCCACGGTCAGCAATATTAAACGTGTGCCCGTCGCCGTCGCTGCGGACAATCGTCATTTGCGGGATTGGCTTCCCGCTGGCCGTCTTTGCCGCGCCTGGCTTGATAAACAGCAGGCTGCCCGCCTTGATGGCGACAACTGCGCCGTTCAGCTCCGCCAGGCGCGTGATAAATTTCGCGTCCGTTTCCTGCGTCTGGTCAATGTGTGAGACCTTTACGCCCCTGAACGGCTCGGCAACGGCGGGCTTGAGGTTGTTGCGCGCCGCCACGGCGGACACCACCGCCTCCAGCGTCGTGTCGTGATAGGAATTATCGCGGCGGGAATTCAGGCTGCCGCGATAGTCCGCGCTGCGGGCGCGAATGGTCAGCGTGTCCGGCGTGCCGCGATGCTCCACCTCATCCACCGTAAAGTCGCCTTTGTTCGTCAGCGCCTGGCCTTTCCAGCCGAGCGCGATATTCATCACCGCGCCGCGCGGCGGCATCTCCAGCAGGCCGTCGGTGTCGCTCAGTTCGATGTCGAGCTGGTCAGCCTCAAAGCCGCGGTTATCCGTGAGCGTCAGCGAAATCAGCCGGTTGCTGACGTCCTGGGTAATGTCCTTACCGCCGACGGTCACCGTAAAATCCGGCGCAAACTGCGCACCGGCACCGATGGTCATATCCGTAATCACAGCAAGCCTCCCAGTTGGCCGGTTAAACCTCCGGCCTGATTCAGCAGCCCGTCGGCCTGGGCTTTCATATCGCCGAACATGGCCGCCAGGGATTCATCCACACGGGTCAGCGTCAGCGTGAACTCAATCCGGCGGGCGGCACCGTTGGAAAAATGCTCCGTGTGGGTTTCGCTGAAGCTGTTGACCACGAACATCCCGTAAATGGTGCCGCTGCCTTCCAGCAGCGGCCACGCCTTGCCCTCGTCGGCCATCAGGTTCAGTGCCATCAGTGACAACTTTCCGCCGGTGATTTCCGGCATCAGCACGCCGGACAGGGTAATTTTCTCCTCATTCACCCCGAGGAACTGCGGCAGCGGACGCAGGCCGACGCGGTTATTTACCGGCCATCGGTAATCCACATCGCGTTGCAAACTTTGGTAGGGGACGGTCTGCAACTGAAAAACAAACAGTCCGAGCGTTAACATCATGCGACTCTCTCCTTAATCGTTATCCATGCGGGAACGCTGCCGGGCGGCGCGGGCGCGGTCACGGGCTTCCAGCTCGGCGCGAATTTGGCGGCTGGTATCCTGGACGCCTAAACCGGCACCGGCGGCAATGGTGTAATGGTGCGTGCTGCGGTCGATATAGCTGCGCCCGCCGCCGACGGACACCGGCGTGTAACCGCCTCCCAGCAGACCGCCCGGCGGCGGGACAATGGGGGCAGGATTATCCAGCGGATGCGCTTGCGGACCCCCGTCGCCGGATTGCTTCGAACGCCGGTCAGCCTTATCCGCCGTTTTATCAATGTCAGCCGATTCATCCTTGATGACACCGAGCTTCTCCAGCAGCCAGACCACGCTGCTACGCAGCTTATTAGCCACCTGCAACGGTGCGGTCAGTGCGTTAGCGACCAGGCGACCAAACGACACCCCCGCATCTTTACAACTGTTCAGCGTTTCCTGCGTGGATTTCACCGGTTGGATCAGGTCTTTGAACCACTGCCACAAGACTTTGAGCCTGTCCCCAAGCCAGTCAAACACCGGCTTAAGCGGCGCAAACATCTCTTTCACCGGTTCGAACGCCACCCCCAGCCCTTCAATGACGCCCGCAAAGAAGGCGCTGATCGGCTCCCAGTATTTACGGATAAGCAGCGCACCGGCGACAATGGCGACACCGACGGCAACAATCGGCCATGTCAGCCCACCGATCACCGTCGCAATCGCGCCGCCCACCGTGCCGAGAATTGTCCAGAGCATCCCCGCAGCGGCGACAATCAGATTAATCCCGCTGATAACGGGACCGGCCACCAGGCCAAACACGCCCAGCGCACCGATAATCAGCAGCGCACCGCCTGCCACCTTGCCGAGCGTGGCCGCCAGAGCTTTATTGTTCACCACCCATTTATCCAGTTTCAGCACGTAGCCGGTGGCGGTTTGTACCAGTTTGCGCAGGGATGAATCCTGCTGGTCAAACAGGTCTGTGCCGACCGCCTCATAGGCGGACTGAAATTCCTTAAAGTCGCCGCCGAGGTTGTCCTGCATGATCGCTACCAGCGCCCCGGTTTTGCCGTCCGAGGTTTTGAACGCCTGGGTAAGCTTGTCGAGCTTGCCCGACGTTGCGCCGTCCATCAGCACCATCGCCGACGAGCTGGCCTCTTCACCAAAGATGGCTTTCATGTACTGCGCACGCTGCGCATCGCCGAGCTTGTTTTTCGCAAAGCTCTTTTGCATTTCTTTCAGGATGACAAACAGCGGGCGCATGTTGCCTTTGCTGTCCGCCGTTTTCACCTTCAGCTCACCGAGCGCGGTCGCAGCGGTGCCCGTCGGTGCCTGCAGGCGGGTAATGACCGCACGCGCACCGGTGCCCGCCATCGAGCCGGTGATTTTGGCATCCGCCAGGGCAGCGGCCATGGCCGCCGTTTCTTCGACGCTGATACCGGCCTGCTTTGCCACCGGCGCGGCATAGGTCATGGTGTCAGACAGCCCCTCAAAGGTGGCGGCAGACTTGTTCATGGCCGATGAAAGCACGTCGCCAATGTGTGAAACGGTGTCATTGGTCATGCCAAACGCAGACTTCACGCCCATCAGCAGCGTGGCGTTTTCCTCCATGGTGCGCTTGTTTGCCAGGGACAGATTCAGGATGGTCGGCGTTGCCGCCAGAATGCCGTCCTTGTCCGCGCCGGACTTCGCCACGATGATTTGCGCGGCGGCGGCATCATCGGCAGAGGCAGCAGTGTTGTCGCCGAGCTGCCGCGCCTGGGTGCGCAGCGCGGTCATATCGGCGGAGTCTTTTTCCAGCCCGAGCGTCGCCTGTAATTCTGAGTTTTTCTGCGCAAAGTTGAATCCGGGCATCAGCAGCCCGACACCCGCCGCCGTGCCCGCCGTCGCAATGCCGACACCCGCCGCCCCTGCGCCGGTCACGCTACCGGCGAACTGTTTGCCCGCCTGATACCGGCCTTTCACCGCGTTGAGTTTGGCCTGCTGCGCGCTCACCCGTGCCAGTGATTCACGCTGCCGGTTGAGCTGCGCGGTGGTTTCGCTGATGGAGGCTTTCAGGCGGCGCTCAGAGTCAGACAGGGTGCGCGTACTGATGCCCGCCTGGGTAAGTTCCGTGCGCTGACGCTGCACCGACAGCCGCAGCCCGTTGAACTGAGTCTGCAACTGCGCGGCGGTACGCTTCGCGGACTCCATGGCCTGCGCCTGTGCACGGGTCGGGTTGGCGGTGTTTCTGAACTGGATCGCCAGCGCCGCCGCTTCCGCTTTGGCGGCGTTGAGTTTCTGACCGGTGACGGCAAGCTGTGCGCTGGATTTACGGAAGCCGTCGATCTTCCCGGCCTGGGCGTTCAGGTCTTTGAGGGTGGTCTGCGAATGTTTAATCTCTCCGGCCAGCGCCTTACTGGCGTTTTGCACCGATTTAAACGGGCGGGTCGCCTGGTCAACCGCCTTTAACAACACCTCTAATTTTAAGTTACTCACTGTCGGCTCCGCTGCGCTGCATGGCCTTATGACGCCAGCCGCAAAGCTCGGTCAGCGTCATCGGGTTCAGTTCTGACGGCGGCCAGTGAAAAATCACCGCGATATCTGCCATCAGATCATCAACTGTCAGGGTAGGGGGAAGCTTTACTGTTCCGACTTCGGCGATAAAAAACCAATCACCTTGCCAGCCAGGGCAATCAGGTCGGGCAGGTTCAGGCTTTTACAGTCCTGCGCGGTCAGGTTCGGCACGGTAATGCGCGGCAGAATGACGGTCAGCGCGTCAACGTCGGCATTCGCCAGCGCCGCCAGGCCAATTCCGCGCAGGTGTCCGGCGTTCGGCTTGATGATTTCGACCTGGTCGATCAGCGTGTCGCCGCGTTTGATCGGTTCTTCCAGGATTACGATGTTTTCATTGTGTTCTGACATAGCAGTGTCTCTTCTTCAAAAGGGGATGTTTCGCGCCGCTATCCGGCGCGGGTTACGGGTTACAGGCCGATGTTTTTGCGGTGCTGTGCCACGCGGTCAACGCCGCCGACGATTTCCACCATGTTCACGGTATCGACTTCAATCACGTCTCTGCCGTCAATCGTGAGCTTGAAATAGGTGCACTGGGTGGTGATCTTGGTTTCGGTGTCTTCGCCCTGTTTGTACTCGCCGAAATCCATTTCCTTATGGCGTCCGCGCAGGGTGACTTCCACGGCGGAGGTGTCGCCGGTGTCGTCGCGCTGGAAGGAACCGGCAAAGCGCAGCGGCGCGGCATCGACTGCGCCCCACTGTTTCAGCACCAGTTCATCCATCCCGCCCACCGTCCACTCAAAGCTCAGCGCGTCGTCGTCCAGGCCGAAATCAATCGAGGCCGATCCGGTCATGCCGCCGCCGCGATAGTTCTCCAGCTTGCGGGTCAGTTTCGGCAGCGTCAGCGCGCTGACCGTGCCGAGGTAGCTGTTCCCGTCGTTAAACAGGTTCAGGTATTTCAGTTTCTTAGGCAGTGCCATGTTTTAGCGCCTCTTAGCTGTTGATGGCCGTGGCAAACGTCGCCAGATATTGGTCGGTGATGCGCTGACGCAGGGTTAAATCTTCCAGCGGCGGCACCGGCGTATAGTCGTAATCAATAAACAGCTTGCCTGCTTTCAGGGTTTCAACGGTGTTCGCTTCCGCGTCATACCAGCAGGTGCCGTCAATGATCAGACCGGCGGTTTTCATTTCGCGCAGCTTGGCGTTAATGCCCGCAATCATGTCCTTGATAAGCGTCGGGGTCATTGGCCTGTCCATCGCCCACAGGTGCGCTTCCGCCATCGTGTCCGCCAGCACCTGCGCGGTGCGGGTGTAGTTCTCAAACAGGAACAGCGGATCATCCGAGCAGGTGCGCTGCCCCCAGAACTTAAAGCCGTCTTTGCGGATAAGGGTGGTGACGCACGCCTGGTTCAGCAGGTCGGCATCGGTGCCGGGGGTCTGCAAATCCCAATAGACGCTGGCAGACAGGCCGGTGACGCCGTTGATCCCGACGTTCGAAAGCGTTTTATGCCAGCCGGTTTCGGCGTCGATTTTGGCACGCAGGCCGAGGGCATAAGCGGTGGCGGGGGCGATGTCGCTGGCGTTGGTGGTGGTGTTCCAGGATACAAAATCCGGCCAGATCACCATCAGCTCACGCTGGCTGAAATTGTCGCGGTACTTGATGGCATCGGACACGGTTTTACAGCCGTATGCGCTGACGTAGCCGAATGCACGCAATTGCTGACAGACGGCGGCGAGCGCCGTCGCAACCTCCTGGTTATCCAGACCCGGCACGCCGAGAATGCGCGGCTTTACGCCGAGTTCAGTTTGCGAGGACAGCAGGGCTTTCATGCCGGTATACATGCCGGTTTCATCTGACCCGCCGATGACGTTGGAGGTGGTTTCCGCTTCCGTCTCACCTTGTGCGACGCGCACCACGACGACAACCGGTTTAGCCTGGTTAGCGATAGCCATCAGGGAGGCGCGCAGCGTGCCGGTTTTACCGGCCTTGCCTGCGGCGGTCAGTACGTTGGTAATGAGCACCGGCGTATCCAGCGGGAACGCGTCGGCGTCCGCATCTTCTGCGGTGCAGACCATCCCGATGATGGCGGTGGAAACGGTGGAGATAACGCGGGTGCCGTCATTGATTTCAACAACGCGCACACCGTGATGATAATCAGCCATGGTGTTTTTTCCTGTGATTGGGGTGAGGTCAATCATCGCGTGTTGGGAACAATCAGGCACGGCGGGCGCGGTGTGTGGGGAATAGCACAACGTGGGAAAGCCAGAGACAAAAAAGCCCCTTTCGGGGCAGTGGGTGTTCTGAGGAAGGTCGTGGGGTCAGGCGCTGTCGAGTCCCAACTTTTCAGCCAGCCGGTGAAGCGCGCTGACGGTCATCATGTCCTCGGCCGCCTGTGAAAAGGCTGACCAGTTGGCCGCCAAAAATCCCGCGATAATCTCCGCTTCCTCTTTATTTAATTCCATTTCATCCTCCTGAATAGTCAGGGGATATCCTTGGGCATCGGCGGGACATGTTCAAATAGTTACTACTGATCAATTCTCCGTCATTGATCGTTTTCAGCGATCAATTTATTCAGGTACAGCAGGCCAGTCGATATCCGGCGCAGCGGATAAATCCAGGCGGTTCAGCGCCACGCGGAATGTCTTCCAGGCTTTCAGGCGCTCCCGCTCCGCGTCAGTCACGTCATCGATATCAACGGCATCCTGCAAAGGCGCAATGGCGGCGGCGGCCTGACTGAGCAGCGCACTTTTGCGTTGCTCTGCCACCTCAGCAGCGGGCTGCACGAACGGAATAAACCGGCCGTCCTGATAGCGGTACGCCAGCGTGCTGATATCCTCCGGCAACGCAGCGGTATCCAGTTCGTAAATGCTGACGCCTTCGGACAGCGTTAAAAAGTTGGGATTTTCCGCCCAGGTGGAAACAAAACCGTCAGCGCCGACGGCGATAAAACAGTTTTCTCCCTGCCATTCCCGATCGCGGAGTTCGTACCAGTCCGTGCCGTTCTCATCTTCAAAATAGAGCACCGGCAGCGGCAAACCCTCTTCTAAAACCTGTCGGGTCATTTTGATATTTTTAAATGTAATCATGTTAGTTACCCACCTGTCGCCAGCTTCCGCTGGCCGTTCGTACCATTAACGCGCGATAATATTTCCCCAGCGTGCGGGCGTCCCCCAAATCCGGCCTGACACTTAAGCCCGTCATAAAGCAACCCGTCGGGGCTTCCCAGCCTGTTTGTGTTGTCCAGCCCGCATTCTCCAGCGCCTGACTGCCGCGCTGGACGTCATAAATAAAACGCGAATCCGACCAGTCGCGGGTTGCCAAAGAAACGACCGCATTGCTGCTCAGATGACGCATATAGGGATTTGTCACATCGCCAGCCGCGAATCCCGCATACGTTGCGCCATCACGCATCAAAAACCTGTCATTGGTTTCTGCTTTCGTATAGGAATCGCGCTGCGGCGGCGGGAAATTGGTGGTGTAAACCTCCCCCATATCCGACGCATCCACCTGAATTTTGACCCTTGATCCCGTCCAGCCGATATAGACTTTATTGGACTGCATACCGGCACCGCCGCCTTGCTGCACGGCGGCAAAGTTCCCGACATTTCCCAGCCCGACATTCGCGTTACTGAGATTGATATCCTGCGTGCCATCAAACGCCACACCGGCAATTTTGCGGGCGGTGGCGAGTTTGGTCGCCGCGACTGCCGTCCCGCCTGCGGGTAATGCGCCGACGTCTGCCGGTGTCGGTTTGTTCGCCTGGCAGTAAATTTCATTCCAGTTAGTCCACGGACCATCGACGCCGTTCCACGCCCCCGACGCGCCACGGGTAAACTGTCGTCCGTTATTGTTAAAGGCAATCTGCTGCGTCGCATTCGGACCCCAGGTCACGAAAATCACGCCGACAAACCCGTTCATCGGGTAGCCTTTGTCCGTGGTCGCGGCGGCGGCACCGGGCACGCCGTAATGCCCGAACATGGCCGTACCATGCAGCGCGTTGGGGGAGTCCGCCGCGGTTAAATTGGCGCGGATTTTAAAGGCCGTCGCCACCTCATCCGCCAGCGCCTTTTCACTGGCGGCGCTTTGCGCGGCCGTCCACGCGCCCACGTCGGCGGCGGTGGGTTTGTTATTCGCGCTGTACGTGGGCACCCACTCTTTCCAGGGACCATCGACGCCGTTCCAGTCAGCGGACAACCCGCGATTCCAGATATTGCCGGTGAACGTGACGTACATCTGCTGACAGCCGTAGGCGCTTGGCGTGACGTACAGCGTGCCTGCGATGCCTTGCGGATAGTGCAACGCCGCCGTGGCGTTGGCATTTTTAGGCTGCGCGTACAGGGCGGCACTTCCGGCTCCGCTGGCAAAGCCCAGGGTATTAATATCCGTGGTGGTCAGGATGGCCGAAGGCACCGTGACGGAGTTCACCGCGCTGGCCTGCACCCAGTCACGCCAGGGTCCGTCCGTACCATTCCAGGATGCATTGAGTGCACGCGTCCACACCATGCCGGTGTTTTGCACGGTGTAACGCTGCAGCACGCCGCCCGTCCAGGACGCGGGGATAACCTCCAGCACGCCCGCCGCCTGTGAACCGGCCGGGTAGCCATTGGCGACGGTGGCATTCGCGCCGGTGCTCTGCACGTAAACCCCGATTTTTGCCAGATTAAACGTGTTGATATTCGCGGTGCCGAGCACGGCGGACGCGACAGGCAACGCCCCCACGTCCGCCGCCGCCAGGGTAATGTCAGCGCTCAGCGCTTTATTGTTCACCTTGCGGGTGGACGGCACACGACTATTGGCATTGTCGTTGGCGGCCTTCACCGCTTTGGGCGTGGCGGCCAGCGCTTCGCTGGCACTGCTGACAGCACTGCTGAGCTGGACAAAACCCTTTGCCGTCAGCGTGCCGTCGGGGTGGTTGCGGGATTTTTCATGTGCGGCCAGCAGGTCATTCACATATTGCTCGGTGGCCATAATCACCGAGTCGTCAATCAGCAGGCTGATGGCCTCGGTATTGCTGACGGCAATCACCATCCGCAACGTCTGCGTGCGGCCGGAACCTTCCGCCAAAGTGGGCTTGTAGGTGTCCGCCATGTTGCAGACGGCAATCAGCGTGCCGTCGTCAGCAAACAGCCCCATTTCACGCATCCAGAAACCGCCGACGCTCGCAGAAATCACCGCCTCAGCAATCACCCAGTTGCCATGAGTCGGGTCGGGCTTTAAGGAGTTGAGCGGCGTGCGGTACACCTCTTTAACCAGTTTTGTCTGCGTGGCGACCGGCGTGGTTGCCTTGCCGTTGCCGTCACCGACGGCAAGCTGCGTGATGTTGATGTCAGTCCCCGCCGCAATGGCCGCCGCGATGCGCGCCTGCCCGAGCGTGGTGACAACGGATTTAAATGTGCTCATATCGTCCTCTTATGCGGGGTAAACGGTCAGCAGTTCGCCCAGGTAGTGCACCGCGCCGGTGTAAACATCGCCTTTAATATCCTGGGTGATGGTCAAGCCAATCAGATGACGGCTGGCCGGTTTGGCATCAGCTATCAGCCTTTCCATTTCTAAATACATTTCCTCGGTGATGCCGGTTTCCAGCACGCCGATATCCAGGCGAAACGTGCCGGGTTCGTCATTCGTTTCCCACCACTCGGTCACGTTAATCAGGTAGCCGAGCGGCTCCACCACGCGCCGGATGGCACCAATGGTTCCCTTATGGCAGTGAATGAACCAGGCCGACTGAATGACGCGACGCTTGGTATAGAGCGGCCAGTTTTCATCCCAGCGGTCAACCGACAGCGCCCACGCCAGGTACGGCAAAAACCTGGCCGGACAGGTCAGCGGATCCCAAAGCTGCCGCAGCGGCACCGGCACGTTTTCAAGCGCGGCGCAGGCGTCGGCAGCGGCAACTTCCAGCGCCGAGGAACCGACGGGCAGCAGGCGATCACTCATCGTAGCCGCCCACTTTCAGGGTGTACGCGGTGCAGAATGACGCCTGCGTTTTATCCAGCTCGATGTCAGCGGCGGGGCTTTTCAGCTCCACCCGCTGCACGCCTTCAACGTGCAGCGCGGCATAAATGGCGGACAGCCGGATATCGCGGCCTAAGCGGTGCTGCGCGGTGGTGTAGGCGATAAGCTTGGCTTCAGCAGCTTCGCGGATGGGTTCAGCTTCCGGACCCGGAAACAGATACAGCACGGCGTCAATGGTGTAATTCACGACGGTTGCTGACTGGACGGTCACGCGGTCAGCCACGGGGCGCACGTTTTCATCATTGAGCGCGGCCTGCACCACCGCCAGCAGGTCAGCGGGGGCGGTGCCGTTGCCGGTCTGTGCCAGCACGGAAATCGTCACGCAGGCGGGCGAGGGGCTTATCACCGAAATGTCCGCCACCCGCCCGTCAGCCGAGCGCCCGTGATACTCATAGGAACCGACCGGACCGGCGACGCTCAGGCCTTCAAACGCCTGCTGCGCACGGATACGCAAATCCGCATCGCTTTCCATCACTGCTGCGACAGCCGGCACACTGACCGTATCCGCAGGCGTGATGGTCAGGCGCTCCACGCTGAACGTGGCGGCGATATTGTCCAGGTCAGTGCCGGTGGCATAAGCCAGCATCACCGCCTGCGCCGCCTCGTTAACCCGCTGACGCAGGATCACTTCGCGGTAAGCATTTTCCTCCAGCAGCTTCACAATCGGTTCAGACTCCAGGGTCAATGTGCGGGCGATGGCGGCCTGCTGGTCTTCGGGGTAAAGCGACACCAGCGTGGCTTTGCGCTCCGCCAGGAGGATTTCGTAATCCAGCACCTCCACCACGTCGGGGGCGGGTAACTGGCTCAGGTCGATAGTTGCCATGGTTAGCTCACGGGTAGGGTTAAGGAAATGGCGGCGGACGTGTCTTTGCGAATGCCGGTGAGTTCCACCACGCCTTTTCCGTCAAACGTTGTTTCAAAGGTGATGCCGGTCAGGCTGACGCGAGGCTCCCACTTGAGGATCGCGCTGTAGCAGGCCGCCATGATTTGCAGGCGCAGCGCCGCATTCTGCGGGCGGTCGGTCAGTATCGATAGCAGTGAACCATAGTCACGGCGCATGACGCGGGAACCGACGGGCGTGCGCAGAATGTCGCTGACCGACTGCTGAATGTGCGCCAGGTCTTCGACGCCGCGCCCCGTGTCGCGAGCCAGACCGGTATATTTGGCGTTCGTCATGACGGCACCTGCGTCTGACCGCCGCCCGTCTGGACGCCGCCGTGTTTATGGGTATGAACCACCACGCCGTTTGACGTGATGCTCCCGCCTGAATGGGTGAGGTTGCCGGTCATAGTTCCTCCCTTTTTAATCTCGATGGTGGCAGTGGTGAGTTTGTTGGTGCAGACCACTTCCGGCGTGTCGAGCGTGATGCGCATTTTCGCTGTGCAGGTGATATCCGGTGCAGTCACAGCGACTTTTTCCGACGCGTTTACCGTGGCGGACTTAATGCCGGTTGCCAGCAGCGCGCCGGTTTTTGGTTCGTACTCGATCACCGCACCGTCAGGGAAAGTGACGTGCAGCGCATCGGCTGACGCAGACGGCGCAGGAAATTCATCAGAAAAAACGCCTGGCATCACAAATGCGGTATCCAGCTCACCGCCCAGGCAGAACAGCAAAACCTGCTCGCCGATGGACGGTGCCCACCAGGAACGGGCGCGCCCCGCGCGGGAGGTCAGCCAGTGCAGCCAGTCGGTGACGTTGCCGCCGGTGTTCACGCGGCAAGTTGCCGCCTCTAAATCCACCTCGGCAACGGTGCCAATGCGGATCAGATTGCGCAGCAGGCGCGGAATGTCATGTTTTGGGATGGATGTATTCATGGATAAAAGAATGCCGCCCTGTCAGGCGGCATACAATTTGAGGCGGGTTGGTGTTGGATGGCACAACGTTAGTGGAATCTTACATAAAAGTTGTTTTAAAATTAGTGAAATGTGTGATAGCAAAATGCATAACAGGTGCTTTTCTTCTTTTTGCCAGGTGATTTCAATTAATAGTAGAGATGCAATTATTTGTAAACTACAATAAAAATAACTTTAAAAATTTGATTTATGAGTTAATGAAGTTTATTTCTATATGGAAATTTAAAGGAGAATTTCATGAGTGAAGTATTGATCGCAAGTTGGGATCCCCTAGAATCAGCAAATGATATCGATAAAGATGTAGTTGCAGCAGCAAAGAAACGTGAAATTAAAAATATATTAAAATCTTACGTTAGTAATTATGACCCATTCTCTGAGTTAATTCAGAATGCAATGGATGCCGTAGAGAGGCGCTGCATTACAGATACAAAGCATGAGCCAAAAATCCTAATTCACATTGATCTTCAGGAAAATTCTGTTGAAATAGCAGATAATGGCTGTGGTTTCGAAGAAAGTGAATTTAAATCTTTTCTCGCGCCGAGTATATCTTTTAAATCTGGTGGGAAGACTCGCGGTAATAAAGGTGTTGGTGTAACTTACATTGCTTATGGTTTCAATCAGTTATTCATTAGAACAAAAAACTCCCATTTTAGTTATCAAGGGTTGATTCGCAGAGGTCGTGAATGGATTGAGGATAATGATGGATCTGTATCCCGTCCTAAAGTAGAGAAAACTGAAAGTAAGAGTCAACTGTTCGATAGTGTAGACCAGGGTTCCAGTTTCAAAATAATCTTTTCAGGGAAGCATATTCGCCCCAGCGATTTATCTTGGTATAAGGCTCACACTGCTGAGCAATGGTTATATCTTCTGCTATTGAAAACTCCATTAGGAGCAATTATGCTCCCTCACTTAAACGAACATAGGATTAGATTCGACCTTTCTGTCAAGGATTCTAATGGAGTGCAAACATCAATTGATAATCAATTGGCCGCCTATAAATTCCCACACTTTGAAATTAATGCATCACAGAAACTTTCACATATTAAGAGTGCACAAATCAATGCAATTAATAAGGGGGGTAATACAGAAAAAGCGACCATGAAGTTCAAGAATTCCAACGGTGTATTTGAAATTTATGATACTGAAGAGATCGTTAAATTAGCAAAGTTGGATTCAGACGAAATAGTTTTAGCTAAGCAGTACTATACAACAGCGTATGGATATTTTGCATATTCAACAGAGGTATGGGATCAATTAAATGATAGAAAGGCAAATTTACGTAAAGGATTAAGGATAATAAAAGGGGGTTTGCAAATTGCAAATAACCATATGATTCAAGGTGATAACATCACTATTCCTTTAACTAAAAATATTGGTCATCAAAACCAAGCTCATATCATTGTTCATTTTGAAGGTGCTGATCCTGATCTTGGCCGAAAAGGTTTTCAACCCGAACTAAAAGACTTGGCAGAAAAAATATCTGTCGCTATAGTTCGTGAATTGAGTAACCAACGTTCATTTTTAAAATCTGATAGTGGTGCGCAAGCTAACATTGAGAAGGAAATCAAAGTTCATGATTGGTTAAGAAATCTTGAAACTTATGAAAAGCAATGTCCTTTGATTCTAAATAATCAAGCTTTTTTCCTTCCAACTAAGAAAATATCCATCGGAGCTGTTCCTCAATCAGAACAAGATGTAATAGTTTTGTTCAATCAATTAGTTGCTGGAGGAGTTATAAGAGGCATCAGGCTTCTATCCACTTCTCAATCATCACAATATGATGGGGTCTTTAGATTTTGCGCAGAAGATCCACTTGAGAATTTATACTTCGATCAAATTAGTAACCCGCTAGGCGTCTATGCAGAACAATTACCAAAAACATATATAAGTCAACCAAAAATACTTGAGTACAAATTCACTCTTGATGGACTAATGAGGGAGTTTGAAACTGAATTAAAGGATGAGGTAAATGTTGATCTGGCTATCTTTTGGAGTATGGGAACTGAGTACGAGAAGAAATATAACGTAATTTCATTGTTGGACTTTGAAAATACACATCATCGAAAACATCATGGAATCACCCATATTTTAAACACTGATACAAAATCACATATTTATGCAATCTGTCTGGAAGAACTTTTTGAGCTACTAAATACTCCTGACCTTGCTCAAGAGAATCAAAGAAAAAAATACAATGACAGTATATAGATATTATTGAGACGACCAACTTACATATTGGTCATCTCTTTTATCCAAAAAGTTTCAGTAATTCATCTTCCACGATTTTCATATCCTGCGCGTCCAGTCCTACCAGCGGGCGCGCCGGATATTGTATTTCTTTTGCACGGAGGGATGGACGATCCCGCAACCCGTACTGATGCACTTTTGCCATCCGTTGCACCTGGCCGGTGAATTCCACCACGGCGTCGTCAGCGGTGCCCTTGGCCTTCATGTATTTTGCCGTGCGCAGCTTGGCGAACATTTCCCGCTTAATACGGCCTTTCTTTGCCCGCAAAGGCTGCGGGCGGCGTGGCGTGAATGGCTGACCATCAGGCGTTACCTGCTGTTTAAGGCGCTGCTGCTGATGTTTGCGCAGACGTTTCGCAATGGTCGCCGCCATCGCCTTCCGGCTTTGTGGTGAGAGCGCGGCAATCAGCCCCGCCAGACGGGTATCAAACGCGGTCAGTTCACTCATGCCACTGGCTCACTAACTCGCCGTGCAGGTACAGTTCACGCGGCCTTTCCACCGGCTCAGGCAGCGGTGGTTCCGGAAAATGCTCCACGTACAGACCGGTATCAATCTGTTTGACAATCACGCGCTCGGTCAGCTGCACGTCAATCGCGATATCGTAGGAGCCATCATCCAGCATATCGGCCTTAAATTTAAAGCCGGTCTGCTGCTTTTCCGGCGTCGCCATGATGTCCGGCTGGTTCTCACGCAGCCACGCCAGGATCGGGACAATAATCAGATCGCAGTCCTGGGCAAAGTTGGTGATAAGCAGCTCCGTCTGATATTGATACTCAAACGACAGCGAGCTGGCCAACGTGGAAACGATACGCCCGTTATCCACAAACATCCGCAGGGTGTCGGGGCTGGTTTGCAGCACCGGCACGGCGTCAGTTAACGCTTTTCTCAGCTGGGCGGGTTTTAACACGGTGTTCCTCCTGGCATTGTTTGACCGCTTCCACCTGGAGGCCGCAGGCGGTCAGCGCGGCCTCCAGGTTTCTGACGTCACTGCTTAAATCGCCGTTAGTGACCGGTGCGCTTGCCGGTATCGGGCAGCTCGTTACCGCCGGACAACCAACGTAAATAATCTGCGGCGCTGGCAAAGGCGGGACGCGCGTGCATCCGGCTAATACCATCAGGCAGAGGAGCAGCGTACCAATCGCGCATTTCCTGATTTTCATTGAGTAACCTTTGAATTGTGTATTCCCGATCTCGCGCCCGCTGACCGGCCTGCGAGAGCTGAGCGCGCAGGCTTTGCTCCTGGCGTTCCCGCCTCACGGCATCATCGTTCAGGCGATTAATGGCGTTGTCGCGGCTTTCAATACCGGCGGACAGCGTGCCGATAATGCGCTGTGCCTGGTCGGTTTCATCATGCAGGCCACCGATACGCCAGGTTTGCAGCCCCGCCAGCGCGCAGGCTGCCAGCAGTAACAAAATTAAAATGCGCATCAGACTCCCCGCAGGCAGTAAGCCAGCTCATTCGCGCGGCGGCGCTCCAGGCCGGTGACGCGCTCGCCCTTCACAAACACCCAGCGCGGCAACTGTTCGCAGGCGTCCCGCCATTCACCCTTGTTGATGAAAAACGCCAGGGTGGATTTGCACGCCGCCGTCACGCCGACGTTGAAGGCAAAGGACACCACGGCGTCGTACACCGGCTGCGGCATAGCAACCGGCATGCAGCGCGCAATGCCTTTCTCCACCCGCATCACGTCTTCCACCAGATTCACGGCGGCCTGCCGTTCGCTGATGTGCGTTTGCGGCTTCACGCCTGCGGTGTGCCCGATGCCGTTTGTCCAGACGCCCGCGCTGCACTGATAGGCGGACAGGCGGCAGCCTTCAAAATCGGCAATCAGTGCCAGACCGGCGGCGGACGTTTTCAACGTCGGCGTTTGCGGCAGCAACGCGGCAATCGCAAGTACTGCGGCGACGGCGCAGCGTCTAACGATTGATGGCTGCATTAATGTCCCCCCTGACGCCCATGGTTTTCAGCAGGCGGTACGTTTTGCGCCGGTAGTACCAGTTCACCAGGAAGGTGGCGACGCCGACGCCTGCCCCCACCAGAAAGGCGATATCCTGCGGTGACATTGCGCCGAGCCAGGCAAGAAAGGCCGCGACGCAGTAACAGATAAACGAGGTGATGCGCTCCATGGTCATCAGTCCCAAAGTGAGACGGTTTCACTGACTGCGGCCTGAGTAATATCCGGCAG